CCCCGGTAACCTTGTTCATGTTTCTGCTAGATGGCAAGGTGTTAATGTAACAGGTGCTGCTGGAAATATAAGTATTGATGGGCTTCCTTATGCTTCTGTCGTGTATTCAGCAGGATCGCTTTATGGATCAAGAGCATCAAGTTCAGATATTGTCATTGCAACATCACCTTCATCATCAAGCCTAAATGTTTATGATGCTGGTGGAAATCTAGTAACTTGGTCAAGTACAGGAAATGTATATTGGCTTATCGGCATATCATATAAGGTGTAAAAAATGGCACTTACAAAAACACACAACAGAATGATTGATGGTGCTTACTCAAGTGCAAAAGATTTTGGTGCATTTACAACGCCAACTGAAAGAACAACCGCACTGCTTGCGGCACTGGCTGCTGATGATGCTGTTTTTGTAAATGAAGGTACTTACGATCCCATTGATATTACCGCATCTGATAAAACTTTAATCATGGATGAGGGTGTAGAGTTTAAGTTACCAGACAATACTTATACCTCCTCAGACACAACAGGCGCAGCCGTGTTTTCAGTGAGTGGGTCTAATGTTTCGATCTTCAATGATTTTACTGTGAATGGTAATAGAGCAAACAATGACAGCACCAACTTTCCCACATCTGTAAATACTGGAACAGTAAATATTTCAGGTGATAATTGTCGCATCAATGGGCAAGTAAAAATACTTAATGCCTACTTTCGAGGATTTACAATCGATGGTGGGAGCAATACAGGCGATGAAGTTGATCGTTTTTATGCGAAGTCTTTATACATTAGTGATCCAGATTATTATGCTACTCATATTTGGTCTGTTAAAAATTGGCGTATAGAAGAAATCATTGTTATTGGCGGCACTCCTGGTTCTGGTCGAGATCAACGCATTAGAATTGGCACTCAAAACTCTTCCACTGCTGAATGTCTAAACGGACACATTGATTATATTTATGCAGAAACTCGTGTTGGTCTTGTTGTCGAAGCTCGAACAAATGGTCTACGCATTGATACGGCTCATGTAGAAAATGGCGGTAAATTTGAGGATTGTTTTAATTGTAGTATTGGACTTCTTCATGCTTACGAGTTTAACAACACAGATCAAATTTATGCTTGGTCTTGGAATAACTGTGAGCTGTGTCGTGTTGATAGCTTAATTGTAGAAAACTATGATTGTGACCCTGCTTTTAATGGTAGGGCTGTTGTTATTGCTGATACGGTTCAATGCTCGGCTGGTTCTATTGTTGTAAAAGGAACAATAGGTAACAAGCCTGATGTTTATATTATTAGGCCAGATGGATTTTACGCAGATAGCATTAGCTGCATAGACCCAGTCGGAACTGGTGATGGATTTTATTATGATGCTCAAGGCGGTGGTGCTACAGAACGTGACATTGTTATTAACGCAATAACATCAAGAGGCCATACTACAAATGATGTTGTCATAGAGGGCCAAGGCGAACTTTATGTTAATAAAATAAATCCTGATGCTACAGTAATTTATGCTGGAAATGATACAGGCTATGAAGAGGGTTCATGGACACCAACATATACAACAAGTGGAACTGATTTTACATCTGTTACTTACGATACGGATAGAGCAGGTCAGTATGTTAAAAATGGCTCGATAGTTACTGTAACTGGGTACCTTGAAACAACGGCAATTACTGTTGGGTCAGCAAGTGGAAACGTTCAGATAGGTGGCTTGCCATTTACTTCACTAGATGATTATTCTGCAAGATCGGCAATGAGTTTGTCATTGGTAACAAGTTTTACTGGCGACAATCCTTTATCTGGATTTATAGAATACGACTCAGACAAAGTTACCTTATACTATCGTTCTTCAGTAAATGGTGATGATACTGCATTGGCAGTAGCAGATATGAATACAAGTGGTGGGAATACTCTAGCTTTCTCATTGACGTATAGAATTTAATGCACCTTGAGTGTGGACAGTCCAGATAAGGAGATAAAATCATGGCACTGACTAAAACAACAGTAAACGACAAGATCGAAGTCATTAACAAAGGTGATTGGTCAACAGTGCAAGTGCGCACTGCGACTATCATCTCAGAGGATGGCACAGAAATCAGCCGTACATTCCACCGTCATGTGGTAATGCCTGATGCTGATCTCTCAGCAGAAGATGCTGATGTTGCTGCTATCTGTACTCCAGTATTTAGTGATGCGGTTAAGGCTGCTTATGCTGCACACTTGGCAGAGGGAGAGTAATCATGGTTGCTGTAACAGAAACAATTAGTTCTAATGCAAGCACAGCCTCTCTGCAGGTAGTTGGTCACTTCAACCTTTCTATCTCTGGTACATGGGATGCTACAGTTACAGTACAACGTAGCTGGAATAACTCTGACTGGTTTGATGCTGATACTTTCACATCTAACTACGAGGGTGTAGGGTTTGATGCAGAGGAAGTTTATTACAGAGCAACTGTCTCAAGTTATGTATCAGGTAATGTTGTCATCCGTATATCTGACAATCGGGACTTCACATCTAAGACTGTCTTCGTAGCTTAGAGGGTGTCATGGAAGATAGTTGGCATCTCAGTAAGTCAGTACCTGTAACTCTGGTACTGGCTATCATTGCACAGACAGTAGCCCTTGTCTGGTATATTTCAAGTTTAGACAGTGCCGTAGATACTAACTCAAGAGATATTATTCGTAATGAAACTCGTTTAGAATCTCTAGAAACTATCGTTCAAAGTCAAGCTGTAACTCTTGGTCGTATGGATGAGAACATTAAAGCCATTAGAGAATCAGTTGAAAAGATGGCTAGTAATTAATCTTGACATATGTTTAGAACTGTGATATAATGGCTACATTAGAACAAATCAGGGATGCAGCTGAACAAGACTTAGTAACTTTTATTAGGTTGGTGTCACCTGAGCAAGTCCTAGGGCAGTGTCATGAAGATGTCTGTAATTGGTGGACAAGAGAAGACCATAAGTCTCACCAACTATTACTCTTCCCTCGTGACCATGGTAAGTCAAGGCTAATAGCTTACAGGGTTGCATGGGAATTAACCAAAGATCCTACCCTGAGAATACTTTATATCTCAGCTACAGCTAACCTTGCAGAGAAACAATTAGGGTTTATTAAGGGCATCCTTACGTCAGATACTCACAGGAGATACTGGCCTGATCATGTCAACCCTGATGAAGGTAAACGTACTAGATGGACTAACTCAGAGATTATGTTAGACCATCCATTAAGGAAGAAAGAAAATGTTAGAGACCCTTCGATCTTCACTGGTGGGCTTACTACGTCACTCACAGGAATGCATTGTGACATTGCTGTCTTGGATGATGTCGTGGTGTACGAGAATGCTTACACGGGTGAAGGACGCAATAAAGTCAAAAGTCAATACTCTCTTCTCTCGTCTATTGAAGGTGCTGAAGCTAAAGAGTGGGTCGTAGGTACTAGGTATCATCCTGCTGACTTGTACAACGATCTTCTTCAAATGATGGAAGACCAGTACGATGACAACGGTGAGAAGATAGGTGAGGAAAACATATATGAGATCTTCGAGAAACCAGTAGAGGATCAGGGCGATGGCACAGGGGAGTTCTTGTGGCCTCGTCAACAACGTAAAGACGGTAAGTGGTTTGGGTTCGATATAAAGATCCTAGCTAAGAAACGAGGACAGTACCTAGACAAGGGACAGTTCAGGGCGCAGTACTACAATGACCCCTCAGATCCTGACAACATCCCTGTAGGTAGGGATAAATTTCAATACTATGAACGCAAGCATTTAAGACAAGACAACGGGCATTGGTTTTACAAAGACAACAAGCTTAACGTATTCGCAGCTGTTGACTTTGCATTTAGTTTATCTAAGAAAGCTGACTACACAGCCATTGTTGTCATAGGAATAGATGCTGACAATAATGTTTATGTTGTAGATATTGACAGATTTAAAACTGATAGGATAGCTGAATACTTTGAGCACATTATGCAACTATCAGGTAAGTGGTCCTTTAGAAAACTAAGAGCAGAAGTTACCGTTGCTCAGATGGCTATCGTTAAGCAACTAAAAGAACTCATTAAGCAACACGGCCTAGCCATTAGTATTGATGAGTACAGACCTAACAAGAACCAAGGTAACAAACAAGAACGCATTGCTTCTATCCTTGAGCCACGTTATGATAACCTGAGTATGTGGCACTACAGAGGCGGTAACATACAGACACTAGAAGAAGAATTGTCAACACGTAACCCACCGCATGATGATATTATCGATGCACTGGCTTCTGTGGTAGACATGGCTGTAAAACCTTCTCGTGCTATACGTAGAAAAACTGACAATGTTGTTCAGTTCAATTCAAGATTTGGTGGAGTTTCCTTCTAATGGCTGGAACAACTGTAGACATTGAGAATATTATTAGTCCTGACAACCTAGGCACAGAGATTGCTGAACGGTGGCGCACATGGAATATGGCCCGTCAGACTAAGATTGAAGAGTGGAAAGAACTGCGTAACTATGTCTATGCTACGGATACTCGTACTACAAGTAACTCTAAGTTACCTTGGACTAACAGTACGACTACTCCTAAGCTGACACAGATTTCTGACAATCTTCATGCTAATTATTTCTCAGCTTTATTCCCGAATAATAAATGGATGCGTTGGGAAGCTAGTGATGACTCAAGTAATCTAAAAAGTAAACGGGATATTATTCAGGCGTACATGGAGAACAAGGTACGTCAATCTGATTTTGTCAATACTACAAGTAGACTTATTAATGACTATATTCAATAAAA